CGCCTCCATTTTCTTCATATAATCGATTATCATCCCTTCCGCCAAGCGCAATCCGTAAATCTCTCCGCAGAGATATCGGTATGCATCATAAGTTTTTGGGCCACCGTCCTTCAAAAAATCCACCTTAAGGCTTACTGCCCCGTTTATGTCATCCAATAGCTCCCTCATTTAGGTCCCTTTTTATTCGTAGGTTTCGGTTTACTTACAGCTATCTCCTTTGCATTCTCGTGGTCTGCCATCTTACTCAGCAAGTCCACGCCAATCTTGGTACTGTTGTTCTGTTGGTCAGCAGCCAGCCGTTCTTTCTCACCTGAAGCTGTGATACCCATCTGCATACCGGCAGTTTCTTCACGAGACGCTATCTCTTTGTTCTTAGTCTCTATCTGATCAGCCTTATGCGCAGCATCCACTTCCAGCGCTTTCTCTTTGACCACCACTTCACGTTCTTTCAAGGCGATCTCTTTATCTTTCTGCTCAAGCTCTTTCTGCTGCATCTGGACCATCGGGTCTTGTGCTGCCTGTTGTGCTTGTTGTTGAGCAACTTCTTGTTGATTAGCTTGGAGAAGTTTTTGCGCGCCGTCTGCAGCCATGCGAGAGAGTTGTACTTCAAACTCTGGAGGCAATTCTTCATCCTCTGGAGGTAACGTGATACCCATCTGTTTCTCCATCTGCTTACGATACTCGAACGCTACGTGCGCAGCTATGTGATTCTGCATTTGTGCCATAATTGCCGGCGCATTCGGGTTCTGTTGCATCAGCCCTTGTATTTTGGGGTCTTGCATCGCTGACATATGCACAGTGATATGTGCTTCATGATCTTGCCCCAGAAACGCCTTGACCGGGCTACTGTTCAATATCTTCTGGTTCTCAGTGATAGGGTCGGTGTTCTTAACATCGTCTTCAGTCGGGACTAGTTTGGCTGCGTTCTTGATACCGATTGTCTCAATCATCTGGCGATGTAACAACGGCAGGTCGTATATGCCTGGGTTTTGCTGGGCCAACTGGGTAACTGTTTGGTATTGAATGACTTTATGTGCCATGGTCGCAGCGTTGGGATCGCTCACAGGCACCACATCACACATCGCATAATCTTCACGTTTGATCGATCGTTCCGCATCCTCCACATCGTAATCGTAGGAGGCCGGCATACATTCGGAGATTATCGCTTTTAACAGCTTAAATTCTTGCTTCATGGAGAAGTGCATGCGCGCCTGAATAGCACTCATCACTTTTAACTGTCTCTCCAACAACGCCAATGTGGTACCCACCGGTGCCTGTCCTGACATGTCTGAGACGTTCAAGTCCGATGCATTTATGAATGATTTACCCTCATTGACAATATCCCCCAACAACTGATACAGCGTCATGCTTGGTTCTTTGAATGGGAATATCATGATGTTGTCTTGTATTCTTCCAGACGGGACATCCACGTCTCTGAACTCTCCAGGCCCGATCGGGGTATTGTCCCCCTTGGTTCGCAGCCCTTTGGACTTGAGCCCACCCGGTAAATTACACAGTGTGCCCGCATCAACAAGTTGACGGGTGATGGACGTAGCTGATCGAGCATAACCCCCGATTAAATGTAACAACCCTAGCCCATATGCACCGAACCCTGGCACATAGTTGTACTGGACGAAGTGCTTCAGCTTCAACCGGTTTACGTCGTCCTCGTCATAGTTCTTGCGTATTGACAGTACCTTGCCAGTTTGTTTCTCGACCGTGATTATGTACGGGAAAGCCACGCCCTTAGGGTCTTCATGCCCTGGCAGGTCATACTCCAACTGCATCTCCAGCAACCGGAACCGATTATCTGTTATGGCAGAATATCCTTGCGTCTCCGCGTTTACTTTTTCCTGCTCAATGTCGTCCATGGAACTGACGGGTTCGCCCAGATCAACGTCCATATAGAACCCACTAACCTGATGTTTCTTAACGTCATTGCCTGACATTCTCATTATATGTGTTACACGTTCTGCGTTGTCTACCCCGGTGGCTCCATAGGGCATAACCACATCCTCCGCTGGCACAAACATCGCTGTCTGACGGCCTAACACACCATCTTTATATATTTTCTTGAACGCAGTACCGGCGATAGGAAGTGCCCATAACAGTCTTTCATGCTCGGGCCTATATTCGCTCATCTCTTCAGTGAGCTTGAAGTTCATATCTTCAGCAACTCGTGCTGCGGCTTTGAGTTTCTCCGGTGTTTCTTTACCTACCACTACGGTCTTGACTGGGCCCATAGCAGGGAACGTTTCTGTTATTGCCTCGCTCTGGAACCTAACCACGGCCTCCGACAACATGGGATGATACACGCCGCATGCATCCTTCCACGGTAGTGTTCTTTCCTCGTACTTCAAACCTAGGAGTTCTATGCCTTGGAAATATGTATCGATCCAGTCGCGGCGGGAGCGCAGGTCTTCTTCAAACATTTCTATAATATCGGCACCGATCTCGTGCAGGAGGTCTTCATCCATGCCCTCGGCTAAGTTACCTTCTTTGGCGCCGCATTCTTCTTCCGCACCCAGTGTTACTGTGACTGACCCGTCATCTCCATGCTCGATCTCTATTTCTATATCAGGAGCATCCGCCATTATCCCCAACGTAGACCCACCAGCACCAATACTTTTATCCATATTTATCCTAGTAATACTTCCTATCTCGCTTAGACTTGAACCATTCTACAGGTTCTGGCTCGTCAGATGGTAGCTTAACGTACCCTCCTTGTCTATATCTGTGCATGGCCAATACGGCAGAGTCATGTAAATCGTCGTGTTCTCCCGCCGGGAATGCCGCCATCTCGTCTATCAGTTCCTCCGCCCATCTCGTACGGGGGGCCCACACTTTACCCGATGAAAATATGTCCGCTATCCCATTAGTACGGCTTATTTTGTCTTGCCCCTTGCCTGGGGAGAACTCACTGACCGGTATGCCCATAGCCCTGAACTCTTGTATGAGGGGTGCACCCGCAGCTTTCTTCTCGATTATGCAGGTGTCCGGGCTCCAGTCCTTGTACTCCTGCAGCGCGCGTTTTTTCAATTCTGGAAACTCCAGCCGCACCTTGAGCGAGTTGAGCAGTATAATGTTCGCATTGCCTCGGTCTTCGTCGTTGTACCACACACCCCATGTTGTACATGCACTGAAGTCGTTCATCTTCTTTATCTCATGCGCAGTATCCCAAGCCTGGATTATGAACTCACACTCCGGCGGCTCATCCTCTTCCCACCACTGCCACCACTCTCTCTTAACGATAGCCCCTGAGTCCGACGTGGGGGACTGCTGATATTGAGCCATCCACTTACTGTTCGGCAGCTCTTCGCGCAAAGCTTCTAAATCTTTAGTAGACCAGAACTCCGGCCACAAAGACTCTCCTGACGGCATGATTGCGGGAAATTCTATCACCCTCCACTCTTCAGAGTTACGCATGGCAGCGGACTTAAGTACTTGAGCTGTAAGGTCTCTTTGGCTCCAACGAGTCATCACGATGACCAAACTCCCCGAAGGTTGAAGCCTCTGCCGGGGCCCTGAAGTGTACCATTCATATACCCGGTCATACACTTCTGGATTATACGCCCCGATTGCGGCTTCTTGTTCACTGTGTACGTCATCCAAGATAAAACAGTTATGTACCAGATATTTGTCTAAGAAGAAGTTGCCTGTATCTGTTTGAAGGTCAACAACGCGGAAACCTTCTCCTTGAAGTAGTTCTGCAAGATCGTCTGCACTGGTGCCGACACTACTCGATGATAGTGGCTGTGGCAAGGGTCGCACAGGGTTATTAAATTCTCCTGCGTGTTGTTCTTGGCGTTGTGATCTATATGAGGGACTGCTATACGCTCTTTTACTCTTCCACAATATGCACAAACTCCTCCATCTCGTAGTTTTGTTTGGTGCTTCTGTTTCGACCATCCCCCCGAATAGTCTGTAGTCTTCGCTTTGCGAGTGGCATAACATTCCATGGAGCAATATACTTTCTCTTTGGGTATTCTTGAACCACATTTTTTGCACGTGCCAGTCATTCTCGGTGGATGTCTGGGTCTGTTCGATCGGTATATCTCGTAGCATTCCCTCCCACAGAAATGGTTTCCTGTGTGCCCGTGGAGCTTCAAGGCTTTCTGTATTTCGGCATTTACTCGTATGAAATTCTTTTTGCATACCTTGCATGTCAGGGCCACGTGCTTCCCAGATAGGTAGCATACTTTGCATGTCGCCGCTGCTGGTGACTTCTCGTTCCCGCACTGACATACGGTT